AACGGTAAGTTCATCCACGCTCCTCGCCCCGGCAAGAGTGTAGAGATCGCTGACATGAGTTCCGGCTACTACCAGCGACTGTTCATGGGTGGACGTCGAGTGTCCGGCATTCAGGGTGGTGGCTTCGCCACTCCCGGTGACAGTGACGCCTCAAGCGTCACGCCCCGCCTGTCTCCTGAAGAGCTGGCAGCCCAGTATGGTTGGGCCTACGGATTCCTCAACTCCATCCCGGAGATCAAGTCAGTCTTCGAGAATGCAGTCGCTGAGACTTGGTCGGCAGACAAGTTCCAGGCCAAGATGCGAGAGACCAAGTGGTTCCAGGAGAACTCGGCCACCATGCGGAAGGCTGCTCTTGAGAAGAGCACCGACCCTGCTACATGGAACGGCAAGGTGCTGGCAGCCAGGACTCAGATCGAGATGCTCGCCGCCCAGATGGGCGCCGTCATCCCGCCGAACCAGCTCAACAAGATCGCAGAGCAGGCCATCATGACTGGCCTCGATGAGGCTGGACTCAAGAACGTTCTTGGCGGTTACGTCATGCTGACGGACAAGGGCACCCTCACTGGTCAGGCTGGCATGTTCGAGAAGAGCATGCGAGAGTTCGCTTATCAGCAGGGTGTGGACATCGACCGTCAGGCGATGGTCAACCAGGCTCAGCTGGTTGCGCGAGGACTGGGTACCGAGCAGGACTTCAAGAACCAGATCGTCAACCAAGCAGTCTCCACCTTCCCCGGCTATGCTCAGCAGCTACAGGCTGGGCAGACGATGATGCAGATTGCCAACCCGTACATCCAGATGATGGCGGAAGATCTTGAGCTTCCACTCAACAAGATCAACCTCAAGGATCAGATGATCCGACAGGCTCTCAATGGGACTGACAAGGAGGGCAGGCCAGTCGGCATGGACCAGGTCTCCTTCCGCAAGATGCTTCGGTCGGATCCCCGATGGAAGCAGACCAAGAAGGCTGGAGACAATGTCATGAAGGTCGGCCTTCAGGTTCTGAGTAACATGGGGCTGCGGTGATCGCAGCCTTTCTGGCTGCGAGTATCTTCCTTGCCACACCTGCTCATGTGCCAGAACCCTATCCAGTCGTTAGGAGTGTGGCGCCAATGGCCGTCAACTTTGAGCAGTTCTTCAGGGCCATTGCCGAGCAGGAGTCCTCTAACAACTACGGAGCCATCGGACCTATGGTCCGAGGCAACCGAGCGTACGGCAAATACCAGGTCATGGACTTCAACATCCCGTCCTGGACCAAGCAACACTACGGCAAGAGCCTCACCCCTCAGCAGTTCCTCAGCAACCACGCAGCTCAGGAAGCTGTAGCACGAGGGGTGCTGAAGGGTTACTGGGACAAGTACGGCGCGCGTGGTGCTGCCGCTGCTTGGTATTCCGGTGACCCTAAACTGTCAGAGTCCACCCGCTCTCAGAGCGGTGGTCCATCGATCAAGGCTTACGTAGACTCCGTCCTCAACAAGGCCGCTGGCATGTCGAGCGAAGGAGGCTACACTTCAGGTGGGAATTTCCAAGGCCAGTCCGGAGGATATACAGTGCCATCCCTCAGCTCAGAAGAGCTAGCCGAGCAGTATGGCTTTGCCTCCAACTTCCTTAACTCCATCCCCGAACTGAAGAAGCTGTTCGAGTCGGCAGTCTCCGAGGGTTGGTCCAAGGACAGGTTCCAGGCCAAGCTTCGAGACACCAACTGGTTCAAGAGCACCACGGCTGAAGAGCGCAAGTACCTGCTGGAGATCAAGGCAGATCCTGCCAGCGCTCAACAGCGCTGGGATCTGACCAATGCCAAGGTGCGACAGCTGGCCAACAAGCTGGGCGTCATCGAGACGGACTTCGTCTGGGAGAAGATCCACGAGGCGACTCGTGGCATGATCTATCACGGATGGGACGAAGCTCAGGTCCGCTACTTCATGGGCCAGTTCGTCGGTGCCCACACCACCTTCACCGAAGGTGAGGCCGGTGAAGTCTGGGATCAGCTGAAGCAGTACTCCTACGCCATGGGCGTGGAGCTTTCCCCTGACTGGTACCGTGGCAAGATCCAGAACATTGTGCGAGGAATCTCCACGGTGCAGGATTACAAGAGCGAGATCGCCACGCTGGCCAAGGCTCAGTTCCCTCAGTGGGCGGCACAGATCGATGGAGGGCAGACGGTGGGCGATCTCGCCCAGCCGTACATGCAGTCCATGGCTCAGATCCTAGAGCTTCCCGCCGGAAGCGTGAACCTCTTCGACAATACGATCAAGCAGGCCCTGACCTACACGAACAGCAAGACGCTAGAGAAGGGCGCCAAGCCACTCTGGCAGTTTGAGAATGAGCTTCGGTCGGATCCCCGATGGAAGCAGACCAAGAATGCTCAGGACTCCCTGATGCAGGTTGGTCACAAGGTGCTGGCCGACTTCGGCCTGGCTTACTAGGAGACCGAATGCCTACACCAACGCCACGCGGAACGCCAGTCCGGGACTTCGACATCTGGAAGGGCGTCGATCAGCCTGTCTTCTCCAGTCCCGCTCCGCTGAACGATGAGCAGCAGCTCAAGGCGTTCCAGGTACTGGCTGAACAGGCCACCAAGGACCTCGACAACCTGAACCGGGAGAAGAACTGGGCAGGCAACAACCCTAAGCGGGTTGCTGAGATCGAGAAGCAGATCGCTGACACTCAGGCGAAGCTCAAGGAATACACGACCAAGCAGTCTGAGTACCAGAACAAGGTCTGGGAGAAGACTGGCAAGTATGAGGAGCTGCTCAAGGGTGAGGGGCGAGACGCCTTCCTCGCGCTGAAGACAGTCTTCAAGGACTTCGGCCTTGAGTCCCTGGCTGGCAAGATCTACGACTACGTCAAGAATGGTTACAGCGCCGATACTATCTCCATCCTGCTACAGGATACGGATGAGTACAAGAAGCGGTTCGCCGCCAACGAGGCGCGCAGGAAGGCAGGACTTTCAGTCCTGTCCCCAGCTGAGTACATCGCAACGGAGAACAGCTATCGTCAGATCATGAAGCAGTCGGGCCTACCGAAGGGCTTCTATGACAGCAACGATGACTTCACTGGCTTCCTGACTGGAGACATGTCCCCGACTGAGCTACAGAGTCGAGTGGAGCTGGCCACGCAGGCCAGCGTCCTCGCTAACTCCAGCTACAAGCAGGCTCTACAGCAGATGGGAATCGGGCAGGGAGAGATCGCAGCCTACTTCCTTGATCAGGGCAAGGCGATGCCCTTCATCCAGAAGGCAGCCGCCCAGGCTGCCATCGGTGCCGAGGCTCTACAGCGTGGGCTTCAGTTCGATCAGAAATATGCAGAAGAACTTGCAACTTCTGGCATCTCGCGCGAGCAAGCAGCTCAGGCGTATGCTAGAATTGGCGATGAGTTCTCAACCATGTCCACACTCGGCCAGATCTATGGCGGAGGCTGGACTCAGCGACAGGCTGAGGAAGACGTCTTCCGTGGTGGGGGTGCAGCTTCTGAACAGAAGAGGCGACTCACAGCAACTGAACGAGGATCCTTCAGTGGATCCGCAGGTACCGCCCGAGGTGGCCTCTCTCAGCGAGGCGGCCAGAGGTAAACACATTGGCGAGCGCAGGCTGTGCCAGTCGGTCTCCAAAACCGTACTGCGAGGGTTCGAATCCCTCCGCCTTTGCCAATCTTCCTTGGTGTAACGGTAGCACGAAGCGCTCTGGACGCTTCGGTCTAGGTTCGAATCCTGGGGGAAGAGCGCGAGGTAGTCCTACGTGGCAAGGTTAGTTTCCTGCCAGCCAAACGGTGACTACACAACGGGATATAGCGAAGAGGTAACGCGCCTGCTTTGGGAGCAGGAGATCGCAGGTTCGAACCCTGCTATCCCGACCAGCACACCTATGTCAGGCAAGGTGTGCTCGTATCCGCAAGCCCTGACGGTACGAGCTAAGCGTGCGGTTCCCTAGCCGCACGCTTCTTGGCGTACAACCATCTAATAGGAGAACAGTATGAGCAACTGGGGTTTTGACGACGTGAACGACGGTAACCCGACCAGCAACAACGAACAGCCTGGTGGCGGAGGTCTACGACAGTTCGCAGAAACCGTTCAGTCCGAGAACAAGGCGCTGAAGGATCAGCTGGCCGCGATCCAGAATGAGCTTTCGCGACAGAAGGTTGAGTCGACTCTGAGTCAGCTCGGTATCCCCGCCGAGGCTGCATCGCAGTACCGGGGAGAGACGGACCCTGACAAGGTTCGTGAGTGGGCAACCACGATGCAGTCCATCTTTGGTGGGGCGCAGCCGCAGCAGGCGGCCCCAGTAACTACAAGCGGTCCTGTGACTCCGATGGCTCCGGCGCCTACGCTGCCGGATTCCATGGCTCAGCAGTTCCAGCGCATGTCGGAAGCGGGAGCTTCCGGTCAGGGTGTTGGCAACGCTGACGCACTTGCTCACAAGATCTCTGATGCTAACTCTATTCAGGATCTCATTAGTGCATGGAAGACCACGCACTAAGATCCATGTCTCCTAGGGAGATGTGATGGCTAACGCCTACACTGGTACCGCCGCAATGGCGAACCTTGTCCAGCCCACGTTCGACCGTGCGCTGGAATTCGAGCTACGTTCCGCCACCCTGTTCCGCCAGATCGCTGATAAGCGTCCGGTGCAGCAGGCCATGCCGGGCAGCTCGGTTACCTTCGAGCTGTACCGCGACCTTGCGGTGCAGAAGACTCCGCTTAACGAGCTGGTTGACCCAGACGCGGTTTCTGCTGGTAACCCGACGACCGTCTCCGTTACTCTCAACGAGTACGGTAACGCGATCCTCGTGTCCAACAAGCTGGACCTGTTCAGCTTCACCGACGTGACCGCTGGTCTCGTCAACATCGTGGCCTGGAACATGATCGACACCATCGACGGTGTTGTTCAGGATGTTCTGGCTGCTGGTACTCAGACGCTCCGTCGTAACGGTGCGACTGGTGCTCTCGGTTACGGTTTCGGCTCCACGCCTACCAACCCTGTTGGCCTGACCGCAATCGACTCTCAGACCGGCGCGGCTCTTGCCAACTCGGTCTTCAACTCCGACATGGCTCGGCGTGCAGTGACGCAGCTTCGCACCAACAAGGTGCACCCCAACAAGGGCAGCTACTACACCGCGTACATCCACCCTCAGGTCTCCGAGGATCTTCAGCGAGAGACTGGCGAGGCTGGCTGGCGCGCTCCGCACAACTACAGTGCGGCGGGCAACATCTGGGCGGGTGAGATCGGTGCGTACCACGGTGCGGCTTACATCGAGTCTCAGCGCTGCCAGAACGTTCAGTCTGGTGCTGGTGCGGGTGCTACTCAGACCCGCGTCTTCAACACCTACTTCACCGGTCAGCAGGCTCTTGCCGAGGCTGTCGCTGAAGAGTTCCACACCGTTCAGGGTCCGGTTGTCGACAAGCTCACCCGTCACCAGCCATTCGGTTGGTACGGCGTGGCTGGTTGGACGCTCTACCGTCCGGAGTCTCTGATCGTCGCTCAGTCTGCCGCGTCCGCGCGAGTGGCTGCGTAAGTTGGTTGGGGGGCCTTCGGGCCCCCCTTCTTCCTCTGTAAGGAGAAACCATGTCGGGTACTGACCCACAGGCTTTTACCATGCGAGCCGTCTCTGCGGCCGCAACTCTTGGCGCGACTGACTATGTTGTTACCGCCACTGCCACCTCGGCCTACACCATCACCCTGCCGGACTCTGAGTCGACCGTTCCTGGTCGGCCCTACTACATCGTGAAGGACAACGCTGCGGCGAACGCCATCACGATTGCCGGTGCGGATGCAGGCGATACCATCAATGGTGCCACCACTCTGGTCCTGGCTTCGGGCGCGTTCCACGCGGCCATGCTGGTGAATGATGGCAACAACTGGTGGGCCGTGGCGCTGTACTAAAATGAAGGGGGCCTCATGGCCAACTGGACGTACACCACGAACACGGTCGATGAGGCCCCCTTTGCATGGAATCCCCTGATGGAGCGCTATCGCCTCACTCGGGGGATTTCCACTGTAGAGATCTCACCAGGCCAGTACGAAGAGACTCGGTATGACTCATACACCGACGAGCGTGACACGCTCGACGCTGGCCTTCACTACTTCCGTGGCGGATACGAGCACATCGTAGACGACACCGTACGAGCTGATCTCATCAGCTCCGGTGTGGCCACTGCTGCTAACTTCGTACCAGTGTAGGAGAGCGATGTCTACCGCCATCAATTTCGAAACCGGCAACATCTTCGACCCAACGCCTGATCTCAGGCTTGGGACCAGCGAGGGCCTGTACGCAGGCACCGCACCAGTCATCACCAACACGCAGTCAGCCAACACTACGATCCCTTCGGGTGTCGCATGGCGACCAGATCCAGTACCTCTAGCAGGTTCTGATCGGCGAGGTTACTTCACCTACCTCGGTGCGGGTGACTACATCAATGGCGTCGGTGTTCCCGACGTCAACTTCAACCTGCCACTGAGCAGATATCCCAACACGTACGCATCGGGGCAGGCGCACCACGCTTACGAGTTCTACTTCCATGGGCAGATCTTCGAGCTGAAGTACAAGTACATCAGCACTGCCACGCAGTATCGTCTCTACATCAATGACCAGAAGGTGACCGACACTACGCAGGCCGTTCCCGGCCCGCCCGCTGTTGGTTCCTCCAACGTGCTGAAGGTGGATCTTGGCTCTGTTGATGTTTGGCGGATCCGTTTTGAAGTTACTACCATGCCCTTCGGTGGAGTGTTCACATCTCCCGGCGATACCATTTGGCCCACGCTACTGCGTGGACCCCGCGTCATGGGATTCGGCGACTCTATCACTGACGGATCAGCTCAGAATACTGGAGCTGGGCAGGGAACTTGGCTCAAGCGATTCGGTCGACTGATCGGGGCGCGAGACACTTGGGATCAGAGTCGTGGTGGTACTGGCTACATCACGCCAGGGTCCTTCACCACTCTGCCCAACCGCGCACAGCGTGACGTCGTCACCTATGCGCCAGATGTGGTCATCATGTGGGCTGGCTACAACGACCAGACGATTGACCCAGACTCGCTGTCCGCCATCAAGGCGGCAGCATCCCTGACTATCGACATCATCCGGTCTCAGGTTCCCAACGTTGACATCATCATGGGCGGTGTGTGGCAGCCTACCGGCTCGCCCACTCAGTCACCCATCCTTACGAACGACGTCCTTCGGGGCGTCGCCTTCGCCAAGGACATCCCATTTGTCGACATGATCACCGGCAAGGTCTACGACCAGTATGAGAATGTTGTCTACGACAACGGTGGTCCATGGATCACGACCGCCAACTCCGCTACATACGTGGGCGTAGATGGTGTTCACCCCAACAACGCAGGTCACCAGTACCTGGCGCACAAGTGGCACGCCGCGTATGCGGCTCTCTATCAGAAGGACAGGTAATGGCTTACGACTATGATCCGGCGAAGACTCCTTGCTCGCCACTCTACAATCATCCTCACCCGTGTGAGATCTGCGGCCCTGGCGGTACGACCAACCGGATCGAGAACAACGAGAAGGGCATCCTAGAGTCTCACCTCGCGATGTCCATGCAGGGACACAAGCAGGCAGACCTGCGATCCAACCATGATTCCTTCAGGCAGGGAATCTACACCACCAACTCCGCTGGAGACAACGACTAATGCCACCCGCTAAGCGAGCAACCGAAGAGTCCAGCCTACCTCAGAGCTACCTCCAGGTGGGGCAGCTAGTCAATCTCACCGCAGGTGGTCGAACCCTGTTCAACTACGAGATCCTCGGTTGGGATGCCAACTTCATCAAATTCCGTGCCGACCTTACGGTCAGCCCTCAGACCGAGGTGGTGCTAATTCCGTATGGCCAGATCGAGGCGCTCGGTCTCGTCGGCATCCGGTAAGAACTGCTCAGCTGCGTGCCTCACCAAGGACCATAAGTCCTTCGGTGAGTGCATGCGTGCGAAGTCTCTTCAGATCCGACCGAACCTACAGAACGCCAACGCGCAGAAGGCGTGGGACAACAGGCTTGACCGTTACCGGTCAGCCGTTGACCAGGGGCTGAGTCCAGCAGGGACTCAGACTGCGCAGATCGATGCAGCCTTCAAGGCAGTTGACGGCTCGGCATCGTAACCTTGCGGAGGAGAGCAAACCGTAAGGAGTTTTAGTGGTCTCGTACTCTCAGACCGTTCGTGTAGTCAATGAACCAACCGACTCTCTTAATGTCACTGGCTCGTTCACCCCGTCTGGCACGCAGAACGTGTCTGTCACCGGACAGCCACTCACCGTTACCCAGGTAAAGGATCCCAGCATCGATGGGGTCTACGTCTTCAGCGCCGACTCAATCACTGGCGTCGCTGCGGCGAACAACTACCTGAGCATCTTCAATCCAGTTGGATCCGGTAAGACCGTCATCTTCGCTGGTGCCTTCATCTCTGCCACCACCGCTGGCAGCACGACTACCACCTCTCCGATGCGTGGCTATCGAGCCACGCTCGTGTCTGGTGGGACGCTTCAGGCTGACTCCATGTCAGCTAAGTTCATTACGAGCAACCCCGATCCGGTTGCGGAGATTCGCGTCGGCAACCCAGCGGCCACCCTTGATGGCGCGCTGTTCAACTCTCCTCCGCCTCTGAGTGCAACTCAGGGCGGTACTGCCGTTCACGCTGTACCGGTGCCCGGAGGCACCGGACCATTCATTCTCGCTGAGGGTGAGGGTATCGTCATGAGGCAGGAGATCGGGGATGTCGATATCCGCTGGAATCTTTCCATCGTTTGGGCGGAGGCGTAATGCTAGAAACATCTGTTGATGCGAGTCAGATCCTTAACGGATCTCGCACCACTACTGGTACGATCCTGACTGTACCGGCTGGGCTACAGTGGAATGGTCAGATCCTCCTGACTGCCAGCGTTGCTGTTGCTGGTACTTCCGCTCCAACCGTAACCACGGCGGGCACTGACGTTGCTCCCGCCTCCGGCTCTGTTGTTCATCGACTGAGCGTCACCGGCCTAGCTCTCACTACCGTTGTCGACTCAGCAACCATCGACGTCGTCGTCCGCGCCCCCGAAGGTAACTCGGTGACGCTTGAGTTCACCGCTGGTGCAAGTGGAACTTCCACCGTAGTGGCCAACGGATACACCACCCCATAAGGAGAGAAGATGGCTGTCACATTCGACAACCTAGTGCAGCGAGTGAGGCAGCAGCTTCAGGGCTACACCAGGGATCAGCAGGCGCTGAGCTTCCTAGCTCAGCCCATGACCAACACTGACACCACGTTCATGGCGGATACAGGCACGGTCAAGCAGATCTCACAGGGCATCATCGAGATTGAGGACGAGATGCTTCTCGTCCGCAGCTTCGACCGCGCCACTGGTGTAGTGACTCTCATGTCCGACGCAGCTTACTGTCGGGGGATCGAGGGCACCACTGCAACTGCACATGCGGCCGGTGCCCTCGTTGTCTCGGATCCCTCCTTCCCTCGACAGAGGATCAAGGAGGCGATCCTTGACACGATCGCTGCACTGTACCCAGACCTCTGGGTGTTCGGACAGTACGAGTTCCCCTACCTCGCAGCTCGATACGAGTACCCACTGCCGGAGGAGGCGGACAATGTCTACAAGGTGGTCGCTAACACCGTTGGACCTTCCGGAATTTGGAAGCCCATCACCAAGTGGCGTTTCAACACTATGGCCTCGCTCACGCCGGGCCAAGTCAAGCCCACGCCAACGCCAACTGGCAAAAGCATTCAGGTGTTCGATCAGGTCACACCTGGCCGGAACATCCGTGTGTCATACACTGCCCGCCCTGGCACGCTGGTTAACGCTTCGGATGACTTCGAAACCGTAACCGGATACCCCGAGCGTTACATCGACATGATCGTGTACGGCGCCTGCTGGCGCATGCTGCCCGCTTACGAGGCAGCTCGACTTCAGCAGACCAGCGTCGAGACGAACGAGCGTGCACCGCTCGTCCCCGTTGGTGCGGCTACTGGCTCCAGCCAGTACTACCTTGGCCTCTACACCAAGCGACTCAATGAGGAGCGAGACCGCATGTTCCGTCTCTTCGAGAACTACCAGAGCTTCAACTCCTAGGAGGAGTCATGACCGTAAGGTTCTACTCGTCTACAGCTACCGAGAAGGCGCTCGTAGGCTCTATCACCAGTGGCCAGACTACTCTTCAGGTGAACAACACCGTCGGTCTGCCGACCTCGTTCCCCTACACGCTGGCTGTTGACTATGAAGGCCCGACTGAAGAGCTAGTCGAGGTCACTTCTGCGGCTGGTCCGGTACTCACGATCGTCCGTGGTATCGACGGCACGTCGGCTGCATCGCATGCCGACAACGCGCGTGTACGTCACACCAGTTCGGCTCGTGACTTCGCCGACTCTCGTAGTCACGAGAACTCTAGCACGAACATCCACGGACTGACCGGTGGCGAGGAGATCGTCGGCACCCAGAAGGTGCAGACGCTCACCAACAAGACTGTGGTTGGGCTTCGTGGAACGTTCATCGATCCCGACTGGACCAACGTTCCAGCTCACGCCGTAACTCAGACCACCAGCCCGGCGGCTGGTGGCACTGTCACGGTGTTCCGCATGATCAATGGAAGTGATCAGCATGTGGAGTGGAAGGGTAACGGCAACCTAAACATCCGGAACAACGCCACCCTAGATGGTCAGTCGACTGCACGGCGACTACAGTTCACGATGTCTGACGGTACCACGGAGCGTGCGTACGTCACCGTGGCAGGCACGTACGTCTCCCTGCCTCGCGCAAGTACGGCTGACAGCAATGCCGGATTCAAGGTCATCGACCCAGAGGATTCGCTGAACCGTCGACTCATCATGGTCAAGGATCCGACTGACACCATCGAGCGATTCACCATCGACTCTGGCGGTACTCAGTCGATGCACACTCGTGATCCCAACAGCATCAGCCTGTTCATTCAGCAGGCGGCTGCACCTACGGTCAGCTCCATCCTCGTTCAGGACAACGCTGCAAACAACCTGTTCAACGTCGACCTGAACGGTGTGACGAACGCCAACCGTCGCCTCTTCGTCAACAACAACGCACTAGCCAGTGTTGTTGCTCAGATCCGTGGAGTCGTTGGTCAGACCGCAGACCTACAGCAGTGGCAGAACAGCACCGGTACGGCTATCGCAAGGATCCGAGCCAACGGCTCCGGCGACTTCACGCCGGTAGTCACTACGACTGGTGTCTTCACCGCTGCGTCTGGCTGGTCTGTGACCTCTCAGGTTGCAGTGGTTAAGGGTGGCGTGGCTACGATCAACCTTGCTCTACTGCGAACGGGTGCAACGATCCCTGCCGACCCAGGCGGTGACCTCTTCGGTGACCCAGCACTAGGCACACTGGCTGCGGCCTTCCGGCCACACTCTGCATTCGCTCCGTCTGTGCTGACTGGAGCTGCAAGCAACGGACTCGGCACTGGCTCTTGGTTCCTCAATGCAACCACAGGTGATGTGAACCTACAGACCTGGTCCACCAACAACGAAGTCCTGAGCGGTATCAACCTCCGCGTCACGATGACGTTCCCGCTCGAATTCGTGTAAGGAACCAGTATGGCACAGATCGTACACAAGATCCCGTATCAGCTCAGTGGTAGCCCTACCTCTGGTACGGGCCAGTACCGGCTGAGTGACAATGTCTACGACTTCGCCATCGCTGGCATCCCCTTCCTGTCTGGGATCAAGGATGACAGGCCGTACATGCAGCGCATGGCGGAGATCAAGAAGGCGCAGTTCGACAACTTCGCCGAGCCGGGAGAGCAGTCGCTGGAAGGCTGGTGGCTGCGCTCTCAGTCAAGCTTCACGGGTGGTGCGGGTGTCCTGTATCAGGACCCCGACAATGACAATCAGTTCAACTTCAGGTTCTCTGACTCTCTAGGGGTCAACCCATGGGAATCAGGAAACCTCAAGCTGCTGCGTGATACTGAGCGGGTCTACACCACCAGCAAGACTCCGAACTTTGTGCGTGGATACGTCACCCCTGGCGGGGCTGACGCCATGTGGATGACTGGTGGAGATGACCTCATCCGCATGACTGGTGTCCAGACGAACGTGACAGTAGGATCCGGTCAGACTATCTACGGTCTTACTAATACCGGAGCTACCTACATCATCGCCCGCGCTGACGGCGTCTGGTCTGGCGTGGATACCGCTGCTCCAACGCAGCGCTACACCAACGCTGGCACTAGGTGGGCGATTGAGTTCGTGAAGGACCGACTCATCATCGGGCTGAACAACTCCATCTATCAGGGATCCCTGACGGCGGCAGCGGTTGCGCTGCCCGCCGCATCGTACACACACCAGGATACCAACTGGACTTGGCGCTCCATCACCGATGGACCTAACGCCATCTACGCAGCAGGCGACAGCGGTACGACCAGCCAGATCCACAAGTTCACAGTGGTTGACAATGCTGGCCTACCTGTCCTGACCTGGGCTGGTGTCACCGCCACCATGCCAGCCGGTGAAACCATTCGCACCATCTACTCTTACATCGGATCCTTCGTTGGTATCGCTACTAGCAAGGGCTTCCGAGTCGGAGAGATCGATACCAATGGTGACATCTCTTATGGTCCGCTCCTGTTTGAGCCGACAGGTGGCTGCATGGGTGTGGTCGGCCACGACCGATTCATGTGGACAGGGTCCACGAACTCACACGATGGATCCTCCGGGCTTTACAGGGTGGACCTGGGCTCCGTTGCCCAGGAGCAGACGACAAGGGCTGTACGGTACGCCTACAGCCGCGACATCTACGCTCTCGGACAGAACGAACAGATCACTTCAGTGACCATGTTCGGAGCATCGGACCGCAAGGCCTTCGCCATGCTGGCTGATGGTGCTCACCGGGAGTTCGCAACCACACTGGTACCCAGCGGGTACCTAGACACTGGCCGTATCCGGTTCAACACGGAAGAGCCAAAGCTCTACAAGTTCTTCTCCGCTCGCACACCTACCGTCCTCGACGGTACGGTGTCCGTATCCCTCAAGACTGAGGGCGGAGGACTCATTCCATACACTACGTATTCCGCTGCGTCCCCATCAGGGACGCGAGATGTGGCTATCCACACTCCGCAGGGTCCGCAGAACTGGCTGGCGATGAGGTTCACTCTCACTCGAAGTCTACTCGACACGGCACTAGGTGGCATCCTTAACGGCTGGCAGGTCAAGGCGCTGCCTGGCTCCATCCGTCAGAGGATCCTCACCGTGCCGCTGCTGTGCTTCGACAATGAGACAGACCGGACGGGCCAGAACATTGGCTTCGAGGGTTACGCAAGAGAAAGGCTGGAGGCGTTCCAGGCTGTCGCCCGTGCGGGCGATGTCGTGGTCTTCCAGGAGCTACAGGACGACGTGGCAATCCAGGTCGTCATCGACGACTGGGAGTTCCGTCAGCTGGACCCACCGGGTAACCGAGGGGCACTAGGCGGTGTTCTCACACTGGTCCTCCGCACCGTCGCAGAGACCACATAGGAGAGAGATATGGATTCGGGCACGATCATCACGGTTCTCACCGGCCTCGGTGGAGTCGTGGGAGGTTTCTTCGGAGGGAAGAGACTCGCGGTGTCCACTGCGGTTGACGTGGTGGACCTGCTACAGGCAGCGGTAGAGCAGCTACAGGCTGACAAGGAGGCCAAGGATCGCGAACTCGTAGAGTTGCGAGCGCGTATACTTGTTCTCGAAGAGCTTGTCACCCAGAAGGCTGACGTCGAAGCTGTGCGAGTTGAAGTGGGAGGAGTGAGGCAGGTCGTGGACCGCATCGCAGAGAAGGTGGGAGCGTGAAGCCTTCATGGTTCAAGAAGCGCGTCATCACCGTAACATCAGACGCCGAGCGAGAGTGCGTGAAGCACGTACAGCGCGTGCTCTCACTCGAAGAGACCGGAGAGCTGGACCCCAACACTCAGAGCAAGATCAGGGGAGTGCAGTACATCTTCGGACTCAAGCCAACCGGGATCCTCGATGAGGCTACCGCAGAAGAGATCGATCGCATCTTCCCCTATGGAGCGTAATGCCCTACCCTAAGCCGTTCAGCAAGGCCGAGAAGGCCGAGATGAAGAAGAAGCCAGCCGCCAAGAAGGCGGTTGCCAAGAAGAAGAAGGGAAAGAAGTGAGTCCATACGTCAAGGATCTACTTCAGAGGATCGTGTTCACCTTCGCGTTCACCTTCCTCAGCGTGTTCACCATCACTGACCTAAGCACCGCGAACGGTGCTGCGGTTGCCGGTGGTGCAGCTGTCCTGTCACTCGTCAAGAGCTGGCTTGCCAAGCATGTTGGTGACCCCAACACTGCTGGCTTCTGATCAAACAAAGAAACCCCCGCCGAGAGGCGGGGGCTTTTTTGCGTTCAGGACTCTTCAGGCTCTTCGGTCGGCGGCTTGAGCAGTGCGCGAGAGAGCATGTCCTCCACTCGCTCCTGCTGTAACCGCTCCTCGTATTCCTTTTGGATGCGAGCCTCTTCGTAGTTCATCGCTTGATCACCACGATCTTGAACTTGTAGGGATACTTACTCAGGATCCTGACTAGCCGCACGCTCGGCCTCCTGCGCCGCTCTGATCAGGGCTTCGGCAGCTCGCTCAGCCTCAAGGCGAGCGAGTGCCTCCTCGAATCCGTCGGCCATCAGACCAGCTCCGTGTACTTCTCGCAGAAGACCTCTCGGCCTTCCAGCTCTTCCTTGAACTGGACCCGCTTCGGGTCCATCCACTTGCGTGACTGGCGCATCTTGTACTGCACCTTGACGTAGTACTTCCCGTCACTCTTGCGAGTGGCGAGGTACATGCCGGGCATGGGCTGGTTGGCCAGCTCTCGCACCGTAATGGGGATCTGTGCGAACTGACTCACAGGGTCTCCTTCAGCTTCAGTGCGTAGAGGATGATAGCGTAGCCTGCGAGGTCCTGGTAGGAATCCAGCAGGGCTTCGTGGTTGATGTCATCTCCATTCTTCTGGAGAAGACCCTTGATGCGGCCGATCTTGATGCCGATCTGGCCGAGGATCACGTCGTGAGCCGACGTGCCAGCGACGTCAGCCGCGAAGTAGAAGTTGCTGAACTCCGAGTTCAGCTTGTAGTCGCTGTTCTTCGTCTGAAGAGTGCGCTTCAGATTGTCAAGCGCCAGCCCGATGTTGCTCCACTCTTCATACTTCACGGTGGGTGGATTATCCGACAACCACTCGGGTGATGCCTGCTCCCTCGATGAGGTTGCTGCATTGCTGACAGGGTAGCTCTGTGACATAGATCGTCGCGCCTTCTGTGAGGGCATGACCTGCCCGTATGATCGCGTTCGCTTCTGCATGGATAGCAGTACACGGGAACTGGTTGTAGTCTGCATCCTTGGGGATCTCATCGTGCGTGAACTTACCGCGCGGACATCCCCCATCCACGCAGTGTGTCTTTCCGGACGGTTGACCGTTGTACCCAGTAGCTACGATGCGGTTGTCCCGAACGAGCACGGCCCCCACCTTGCGGCGGGAGCACGTGCTTCGTTCAGACATGATGTGAGCTACCTTGGAGAAGGTCTCGTCCCATTCGGGACGAGTCATACGATCGTGTACTCCAAGAGGAACTGTGCCAGCTCCTGGGCTTCGGGCGAGTAGTACTGCACGGCGCTGCTGGGGTTCTTCCAGGCGATCGTCAGGCCGTCGAGCGAGTCAGAGTAGATGGTCACTCCGGCGTTCGGATAGGCGACTTCACCCTGAAGGTTCAGGAACTCGACCAGCGCCTGACGGAGCTGCTCACTCATCGGATCCACCGGTCTCCTTCGCGGGGAAGACCAGCTCGTGCATGGCGAGAGCCTCGGTGATGTGCTTGGGAACCGAACCGTCACGCTTACGAAGGACGGTGATGTTCTGCGTGCTGACGCGGACCTGAGTTGCGTCGATAGTCTTCTTCCCGACGACTCGGTAGTCCTTGCGGTACCGAGTCTCGGGCTCACCGTACTCGTACTTCTTCGCCTCGTAGTTCCAGCTGTACGGAGTGTACTCGTAGGGCTCGTCAGGTGCGCCGAGCTGGTAAGCGTACACGCTTCGCTCAAGTTCGTAGCGAACGTTGATGGAATCCCAGCCGTTGATCTTCTTCACGGTGCCGATTACGTCGTGGGAGACCACAAGGTCTCCCGCCTCGATAACCACACCGTGACTGTCCTTCACGTCACTCACGCTACTCACAGTCGTGCCCTCCACGGGTCTCTTCTTCGCCTTCGTCTTCGGTCCTGCTGTGCTTGCCCAGGCTGAGTGTGAACCCAGCCGGGCAGCCACAGTGCGGGGGGAAGTGCGGGGGATTGGTGCAGTTGTTACGTAACATTACTTCTTCACCTCAACAGTGATGGCCGGGGGCGGAGGGTTCTGCTGGTTCTCGCGCAGCTGGGCGTCGAAGTTGTCAGCCTTCTGCTGCGGAGTGTCGTTCTCGTTGAAGGGGAGTTCGTTCCAGGTGGGAACGTCGTTAGACATCATGCCTCCGAAAGTGTGTCGATGTAGAACTCGGTGTCGCCGTGGCGGAAGGAGGAGTCGTCCTCCTCCATCGGAACTTCGAGATCGGATGCGATCCCCTGAAGCTCATCAAGGGCCCTGTTGTAGGAGCCGTAGTACTTGTTCTCCACGATCTCAGTGGCGATCGACTCGTGGTATGTGGTCTCCGACCAGATGACGTACACAACAACGTTCACTTGCGGATCCTTGCTCTCAGACCATCTCGGCCCTCGTTAACCCAGATGGAATTCACATCTTCTCCCGCCGGAAGCGGCACCCTGATGGCGCCGACTTCCATGCTGATCTTCTTGGCGAACCGCTTGCCTGCGTCGTCGCCCTCCTGCCAGACGTAGATCCTGGCGAAGTCTTCGAAGACGTTCTTCCAGTGGTCCTTCCACTTCTCCGCACCGGAGATCCCCACGCAGGGGATCCCGGCCATGGAGGAAGACAGGGCATCCAGCTCGCCCTCAGCAATGGCGATGGAAGCGTTTGCTTCTTCGAATGCTACCACGTTGTAGAGGTTGGCGCCAAGACCTTCCCAGGTCATGTACTTCTGGTGGCCTGCCACCTTGCAGTCGTGGTTCTTGATGCACCGGAAGGTCATGTTGACCGGTCCGGCAGGAGTCATGTATGGGATTGCCAGACGGCCAGCCAGGTACTCGTGGCCGGGGATGGGATCAACCACCACGCCCAGGTCTGCGGAACTGGCGTGAGCCAGATCGATTCCCCGACCTGCCAGATACTCCTCGGCGAGGGTCAGGTTTCGACTGTACTCCTCCACCGATCGCTCCAGCAATCCCCTTTGCTCGTTCGAGAGCATCGGCATAGGCGATCTTCTCCTGCTTCATGATGACTTGAACCGCGTTGCCTTTGATGTCACATCCGTGACAGACGAAGAGGTTCTCCATCTCATTGACCGAAGCTGAAGCGCTTCGGTCTCCATGGAAAGGGCACCTATAGGGGCGCCACGCGTAACCTTCAAGCACGTGGTCGCCCCCATAGGATTCGAGGATGGGGCCGATCGGAAAGATCGGCCACTCCCTCTCGTTACTTCTGCTTGTCCGTCTCACTCAGGTAGTCCCTCGTGACGGCCTGGATCGTGCCGTACTCGACGGGGGTGGGGGGTTCGCCCGTCAACTCTTCGTGCGCCTGCACGACCTGAGACGTTAACTCCGCGTGCTCACGGTTGTCAGCCATTACGTTATCTCCTTGATCGAGAAGAGGCCTTCCCTCTTCGGGCAACTGTAGTACTGGTAGTACTGGCGGGAGCCCCATATGCGCTTCGGACAGTCTCCGCCACTGTAGACACTGTCCCCACAGACGCACTTGCCGACAGGTTCAGGATCGTTCCTGTCGAAGGGGTCGGTCTCACACACCGTTCCAGCTGTCGTTGAACATCTTTTCCATGATCTCGTGCGTGTCGTCCGAGGTGTTCTCCGGCTTCATCAGGAGGAACTTGCCCCACGCCTCTTCGAGCGTGAAGCCGAGTTCCTTGTACCCCTCGACGTGGAGGTTCACGACGGGGCGGAAGATCTGCTCGATGAACGAGACCTCAGATGCGGGGAGAGCCATAGCCTGCTTCTTTCAGGAGTTGGATGATGAAGTCTACTTCAGTGAGGGCGACCCACTTGCCCACGTTCTTCGGGCCCTGACCGTTCATTCGCATGACAATCAGGGGGATGTCCCCCGCCTCAAGGGCGGGGGCCACCGTTTGCTTCAAGGCTTCCGTGGGGTTGAAGCCTGCTCGCGCCTTGATCTCGAAGTAGACACCGGGAGTAGAGAGGATATCTCGTCCCTGACGGCCTGCTCCAGTTGGTTCTGCGTAAGGAAACAGATCCCGAAGATGCTCTGCAAGCACCTTCTGCGAATCGTAACCGCGATACTTCCTGCTCTGGCTAGCCATGGTCCTCCATGAGATCGTCGCAGTCCAGGCAGATCGTGCCGTCGCAGCAGTCCTCCTCCCCGCAGGGACTCCCCGGACACGCAGGCTCTCCGCAGCAATCCGGATTGCCGCAATCGTAGTACTCTTCATTCTCCATCGTACACCTCCTCGCACTCCAGACAGGTCCACTTGAGCGTACCGGTCCAGCCGGTGATGTACTCTTCGAGTTCCCACTGATGACCCATCACGTCGCAGTCATACAGCTCGGGCTGGATCCATCGCTCCTTGAAGACGGTCATCCGTGTTCCAGGCAGGGGTACTGCCGACCGCATGCGCAGTGACAGCCGCACGGATAGGTGCAGGACATTAGATCACCCCTCGCACGAAGTCGATCAGGTAGAACACGGTCCCGAGGGCGAACATGGCAGCAAGGACATAGCGAGCGTCCTTCGCATCCTTGTTGCCCTTCGCGGCGAACTCCTTGCCGAGCTTGAAGTTCCACCGGGAGGTGAAGGCGCAGGCGACGGCGAAGACCAGGTTCAGCCAGTTCATGTTACTCCTTGAAGAGGTCGATCTTCTCGTTGGCCGGGACGGTTACCCCGTCCCGGAAGAGGAGGTCCTCGGTCGGCATCTCCTCGATGAAGCATACACCAGGACTGGCAGCCAGCGTGAACCAGTTGTCAGCCATGGCGGACTGCGGTCCGAACCTGTTCTTGACCACAGCCACATCCAGCGTGCCCTTGATCGAGTCACCCCACAGCGTGAGGATCGTCGTCGGCAGCTGGTTCGCCTTACCCATGATAGCGGAGCGGGGAGGCGGGCTGCCACCCTTGGCACTCTCGCTTGTGTGGTGGATGATGGTGAGCGAGGTGTTCATCTCACGTGCCATCACCTTGAACTCACTCATCAGAGCCCAGTAGTTCTGCTCACTGGCTCCCTCGTAATCGACATCCATGAGGATGTCGACGATGGTGTGGTGCGGGTACTCACCGTGGATCTCTCGGTACGCATCAGCTTCAGCGTACATCATGTCCAGCGTGGGAGCTGCGTGGAAGTTCCACTTGACGAACGAGAAGTCCTTCAGTGCAGCCTGCGCCAAGGCGGGCTGTGTGAGTACCATCAGTTCAGCTTCGTCCGTGGACATGCCAGTCTGCATTGCGATGACTCGCGTTGCCACGGTGAAGTCGTCGGAGTCAGAGCTGTGGTACAGGGTCGGCACCTTGCTACCCATCAGCCTGACAAGATTCAGGATCAGCACCGTCTTCATGGAGCCCGGCGGTCCTGCGATCATCTGGATAGAGCCGCGCCTGAACGAGATCTTGTTCAGTTCAAAGATGGGGAGCGGCGACGGAAGGGGTTCTCCCGCCGACACTCCCCGCGCGACGCTACGGTGTAGCGTCTTACCCAAGAGGGTTACTCCTTCGGAGCCTTCAGCTGAACGGTGTAGATCTTCTTCGGGTACCGAGTGCCGGAATCCTTCTCCTCGGTGATCTCGATGGCGATCATGCCACCCTTGGCCAGCACCTCGCCACGCTTACGCGCAGCGCGGAGGGCCTTCAGCTTCTCCTTGTCCATCCAGGCGGTGTAACGCTTGCCGTCCTTGGTCTGGATGTCGAAGACGATCTGGTTGACAGGCTCGTAGGGGAGCTGGAGATTGAGGTCAGTCTGGTTGACGACCTTCTTGCCCTGGAAGAAGATGAACTCTCCGGGCTTACCCTGCACGAACTCGCGGCACTGCATGACCTTGGGCTCGGACACGATCTGTCCGATCACCTTGTCACCCAGCTTGTCGAGCATGCCGTTGATGGAAGGGAGCTTCTCGCCGCCACCAAGGACGTCATCGATGTCAGGCATATGTTCTCTTTCCGTTGTTGTTTCAGAAGTCCCAGTCGTCATCAGACGGCGGAGGAGGAGGGTTCTCCCACTCGGGAGCCTCCTCCTCGACGTCCTCGTTCAGGACGTCGGTGATGTTGGTCGCGCCCAGCTCTTCCTTGAGAAGGGCTTCGGCCTCTTCCATGGTGGTGACGCCGGGACCCTCGGGGTCCCGAGGATCGTAGGTCATCTCCACGGGATCAATGGTAGCACTGACCGTGGCCTTGCTCTTGCCATTCTTGGCAGCAGCCTCACCAGCCTGGAAGCCCTTGACCACACCGTAGTAGTACTGGCCAAGCTCTTCCCAGTTACCGTCGTGCTCCACGTCGACCTCGACGTAGCCGTACTGCACACTCTTCGACGGGAGCCGAAGGGTAGTTCGGGTCACCTTCACGGAATCTCCACGACTTCTCGGGTGACGCCATCGTTGACCACGAGCGTGCCGTCGTTGATCAGAACGCTGATGTCGGGATTGAGATTGACTGCCTCCTCCATGACGATGCGCAGAAGCAGCGCGGTCTGCTTGGCGGTGGTTGTGTCACTCACTGGATGCCAGCCTCTTCCCAGATGACCAGCTCGTCACCGTGGTCACCGTACTCGCCATCTTCGGTGGACAGGATCAGCTGTCCACCCTCGATGCGCATGAAGTAGTACTTCTCGGCGGAGGCGAGAGCCTCCACCACGTCGGCAGCTACTCGTAGCATGCCAGCCTTACTCGCCAACTTCCCACTTCCCCTTGTCCTGATTGTCGAGAGTGACCTTGTAGACCTGCTTGGACTGAGTGTGGTAGACGACGATGCCCTCGGGCTTCATCCATCCCTCCACAGCAGCCGAGCCGCCCGTCCGCAGCTCGTAAAGGGCGCACTCGATTTCGGTCTGGCTGAAGTTGCCCTGGTATAGCACCGGCACGGATCCGAGGAGACCGCCCTCCAGATCGAACGCCTCGGCGAAGCCGATGCCGTTCTCCTTGGTGACCTTACCCCACTTGTCCGTGTTGAACAGGGAGAACTGCTTGAAGTCGACGCCGTAGTTGCGGCCGATACCCTTGCCCCACCACTCACCGAAGTGACGGCCGGGGCCGAGCAGATCGAAGAGACGCTGTGCGTTGATGTCCACCCATCGGGCGAAGCCAGCGTTGTCCGCGTTGCTGTTCCCGTTCCAACCGGCCGGGTAGATCAGGCGGTTGCGGGACTGTGCGCCGACGCAGTACAGCTCGTCGGCACTATCGTACACGTGGGCGAACGAGTGGCACTCGTCACCCTCGGGAGGGTTCTTCGCGTCGTACTTGGAGATGTTGATCGCGGCATTGGTGCCATCGATCTTCTCCGACACCACGATGGTGCGGAAGAGGCGGGGCGTCTTGGGCCAGGCCTGGAAGTCCATTACATGTACTCCACGTAGATGAGGTCTTCGGGGAAGTCGATCTGGTGATCCGTGCTCGACGAGTACAGGTTGAGCACAACGGTGTAGTCGCCGTCGTGGATGTCCACGTACAGGCTAAGGCCGTCATCCTTGGCTGCCTTGAGGGCGGCCTTGATGATCTCGTAGTGTTCAGAATGGGATGCCATCGGTCTCACTCTTGTCGTAGAAGGTCGCTCGCGCAGTCGGACCAGACTGGGCAAGGCAGTTCGGCTTCTGCGTACAGAAGTCGCAGAAGTTTGACGATGCAGGCACAATCATCTGCTGCATCTGATCCCACGCACGCTGATAGCGTGCGCCCAGCTCGCCGATGTCCAGCTCGGACATGTCTACGAACCTAGCCTTGTCCGTCTTGGGCTTGGCGTCGGGTCGGAGCATGAGCCAGAAGGCGTTAGGTGCAGGGATCTTCAGCTTGGTACCGTACAGGGCAGAGTAAGTCTGCAACTGTACGTCGTTCTTGGGCTTGGCTGCGGACGTCTTGGTGTCCACCACGATGAAGCCATGATCATCGTGCTCGCCAACTAGGTCAGCGTAACCCTTGATCAGTGGTTCGCAGTTGGGTAGATAACCTGACACGTCAAGCTCAACGTGCAGGACCTTGAACTTCTCAAGGAACTTGAAGTAGTTCTCGACACAGGCCTTGCCCATGTCGATCACCTTCTGTCCCATGAACGGCGCGTCCTTCGGACCACCGGCCAGCCACTGTGTGGTGTCGGGTTCGATCTTGCGCTGCTCTCGAACCAGAGGGAAGAACACATCTTCGAACTCTAGCTCTTCGCCAGTCAGGATCTTGTGCTCACCGATGGTGTGCACTGCCGTACCCATGGGCAGATACCATGTCTGACGCTCGCGTGCCTTACGCACGCGGCTTAGGTACCACTGTCTTGGGCACTGTTCGTAGGTGTTGAGCTGTGAGTAGCTGATGTACTTCGTGCTACACCTCCGTGTAGATGACCTCCCGAACGGAGGAGAGGGGGAACACCACGCCGTACTCATCGTACCTGTCGTACGACTCACCCTCAGTGAGCACGCGAGGACGGAAAGCCTTGACCGCCATGAAGTCGTTGCCGTCGGAAGCCATGCCGAAGCGGACCATGACCTCTTCCATGCTGTTGCCTTCGGTGAACATGTTGTGCGTGGTGTGTCCGTCGGGCTGGTTGAGTCGGATGGTTACCAGGAATGTCGTCATGTCTGTGTTGTCTCCGTTGTCTAGATGGATGACGAGGGTGGCGGTGCCGTTGCACTCCCACGGATGCTTGCTCCCGTCGCTCAGTGACTGGCGCACCGCCCACCTGCATTAGCTTACAGTCGGATCCGCGAACCTGACGTCGCCTTGGCAGTCCTAGAACTATGGTAGCCAGCCATGTCATGCACAGTTAATCCACTGGCAGGTGGACCGGGGTGACCGGCGGTCCTCTTCTTAGGGAGAGACCTTCGCTGTGCCCTGCGTGGTTGGAGCAGGACTCGAACCTGCCACCTCTGGGTTATGAGCCCAGCGCTCTATCCTTATGAGCTATCCAACCTCACGCACCCCGGAGGGTGCGCTGTACTACTGAACCTTCGGAGTATCCGAAGAGCTGCCTCGGAAGTCCACGCTGGGGGCGATGGACTGAGGCTTGAAGGTCACACGGTAGTGGTTGGCGCTCGCCTTGACGGACTCGCCCTGCTCCACGAAGTATGACACGTTGTCGGACAGACCGAGGAAGTGCTTCTTATACTGATCCGGGCCCGTCTTGCAGACGACCTCAAGCTGCTTGCCTTCGTCCGTGATGGAGCAGGCACCCTCGATCGTCATGAGGTACTGGTCGGTGATGCCATTGAACATCACGATCCGACGACTGACCTCGAAGTTGTCAGCCGCCTTCGACAGGTTCTCCGACACCACATCGGCGTCACTCGAACAGCCAGTCAGGATGAGTGCGGCGGCGACAGTCGCACCAGCGACTGCGGCCTTGACCTTACGGTCCATGATTCTCCTCCACTTGGTGGTTACTGCGTGGCCAGTCCTGGGGTCGAACCAGGGACCTCCGGGGCTGCACCCCGGTGCTCGTACCAGCTGAGCTAACTAGCCTTACCTTGCGTGGCCATGGAGGGACTCGAACCCTCTACATTCCGCCACCCTCTCGGGGTGGTGTGCTTCCCTCGCACTACATGGCCTTGTCTTGCGTGGTTGGGGGAGGATTCGAACCCCCGAGGGAGGGCTTTACAGGCCCGCCTAGCCCCTGGCTCCCAACCTTGCTGCGTACTCTCGGAGGGATTCGAACCCCCAACATCCTGATCCTAAGTCAGGCGCCTCTACCGTTGGGCCACGAGAGCGAGCGTACCAGAGGAGGCGGAGGAGAGAGGAACCCCCTCCGGTACGATCTAATCCTAACACAGCATCAGGCGCCCTTGAGGCGACGCCGCAGCTCAAGCGGCATCAGGCCACCGCGAGTTGTCCACGACCGATCGGAGTACTCCGCCGTCTGTAGGCACTCGGACTTGACGGGGCAGCGTGAGCACACCTCCTTGGCCAGCAGGTAGCGAGCCTCGGCGTCCGCTGCCTCTTCATCCCGGCCGGGTTCGTACTCGAAGTACTCAGGATCCTCACCAATGCAGGCGGCGGACTCCATCCAGTCGCGGGTAACGACTACTTCAGGTAGTCGATCACCTCTGACATAGTCACCGACCCACCTGCGGTCAATGCCGTAGTCAGCAGCGATGCTTCTCTGTGATTCGCCCGCCTCGGAGCGGGCGATCATGTCCTCGACGGCAGCCTTATCGATCACAGCTTGCCATCCCACGCAGGGTAACGACGGATGACGTACGTCGGGACGTTGTAGATGCGGGCGAGAACCTCATCATCTTCGCCCTCGTAACGCAGACGCTGCACCTCGCTACGCTGAGTCGACGTCAACCACTGTCGACCCTTCGACTTGGCCGGGCGAGAGAAGCCACCCCGGTACACGCTGCTTGCCAGGTATGAACCCATAGCTCACTCTCCGTATGTTATAGTTCAACTTATGCCAACCAAAACAACGCTCGTTCTGCCCGACATCCAGTTCCCCTACCACGATGATCGCATGCTTAGCAAGCTGATCAAGGTTGCAGAAGACATTCAGCCCGACGCCATCTTCCAGATCGGCGACGCTATCGACTTCCCTCAGGTCAGTCGATGGACTAAGGGTACTGCCGGTGAGTATGCACCCACCCTACAGGACCACATCAGTGGATGGACCGAGGTCCTAAAGGAACTCAGGTCGGTCGCTCCCGACGCCAAGATCACCTGGCTGGAGGGCAACCACGACCTCCGTCTCACTGAGTTTGTGAAAACGTACGCCGCTCCACTCGTGACACTGGAAGCACTCAGCACTGAGTCCCTCTTCAACCTGGAAGAACTCCGGGTTGACTACGTGAAGGGGCCAGTACGCGTCGCAACCAACACTTACGCGGTGCACGGCCACGAGAGCAGCGGATACTCCGGTACCCCACAGGCTTGGGAAACTAAGTTCGTCAAGCGGTATGGGTCCGACAAGAACATCATATTCGGGCACACTCATCAGCCGTTCCTCCTCACCCGTGCTTACGGGTTCGATGGGAAGGTAACCCCGCGCTTCATGATGAACGTGGGGAGCATCATGGATCCGACGCACGCCAAGTACGTCAAGGATGGTGCTGTCTCGTGGACCATGTCATTCGCGCTACTGCGCGATGACGGGAAGCGTGTGTATCCGGAGCTGATAACCGCAGTCGATCGCGGCTTCTACTTCAACGGAAAGAAGTACTGATGTCCAAGCGTAGACCGTAGCCCCTTGCCCCCGAAAATTTCTTAGCGTACTGGAGAGTAACAAGTGACTGAGCTCGACTACAGACAGTTTCGTAAGATGGTGCGGGATGTTGCGGCCTCGGTGTCCCGCTCTTACCCCTCGTACGTGGATAGCAAGGACACCGAGGGCGCACTCTGGCTCTGGCTGTATGAGAAGCGAGAGTCCATTCGTAAGACGGTCGAGGACAACCCCCAGAACTGGGAGTCCATGATCGCATCGACCCTGCGCAAGGTGGCCTTTGACCACTGCGCGAAGGAGAAGGCTGCAACCGAGGGCTTCGACCCTCGGGACTCATACAACTACAGCCTTCCCAAGATTGGCACGCTACTCGAAGTGGTCTTCGAGTACGAGGATTGGCAGTCGTTCGCAATGGACTACGACCCCGCCCCGAAGGGCAAGCGTCAGTCCAACGAGAGTGGTGACCGACTCGCAGAGCTGGCCGACATCAAGCAGGCGCTTGAGCGCCTCGCTGAGAACCACTACAACGTGCTGCTGTGGACGTATAAGTACCACCTGAGCGGCGAAGAGCTTGGCGTCGAGCTTGGCATCAGCGCAGAGGCGGCCAAGAAGCGGGTTCAGCGGGCGCGTGACGCCCTCCAGCGTGAGCTGGGCAGGAAGGACCCGGGCCAGGAGCCCAACGCCTCTGACAGGCGCGTGGTGCGGTCAAACGCAGCGTGGAACGCAGCGCTCAGTACTCAGTACGATGGCTAGGATTTGAACAAGGGGGCCCACTCAGGTGGGCCCCCAAATTCATGCCCTAGTACAGGGCGTGCAGGATGCAGACGACGATGACACCGACGACCAGCCCCTTAACGAGGCCGGTCCAGATCTGGTGCCACATCAGTCGTCCTCCATGAGGAGCAGGCCGAACATGATCATCGTCATGGCGATCGCCACGATGGTGGCGCTCTTGATCTCAGTCCCGAATGCGAACCTTGCCAGAATCCAGCAGCCGCCGCCATGGGCCGCGCTTATCAAGCAGGCCGTCAAGGGATTCATTTCCGGAATCTTCATCCGGGTTCTCCAGTGCTTCGATGATCTCATCGATCCATCGGGATTGAATGAGAACATAGTCGGCCAGTGCGTCTCTGGTGTAGCGGTACCACTGGGCGAGGGCGCCAAGGGAGATCACACCCACGCCCAGCAGGACCGCCAGGATCGTCGTCACTTGACCCGCGTGACGTACTCGAAGTCGCACTTGTTGAGCATCTCCATCCAGCGCTTGCCATCCTTGTTGATGACGACAGCGCGGGCCTGCCTGCGGTGGTTCTCGTTGATCGGGTTGGAGACCGTGAAGACCTCCTGGACGTAGTGCGTGTAGCCCATGCCCTTATACTCACCGCCGACCACGAAGAAGTCTTCCTTCTCCGCGTAGGCGGCGAGGAAGGCCGTCCGCTCGGAGGTGGCGAGACGCGTCTCCCTGTTGCCGCCGAAGCTGAGCATGTTCTTCGTGTAGGTGATGAACGTCTTGCCGTCGAGCTGGGTGACGTACTTCACCTCGATCTTGGTGTCGAGGTCACCGAACTGCTTGCCGTTCCACTTGGAGCCGACCTTGACCTTGATGTCGCCCACTGTTACTTCTCCCTTGTGTAGTACTTCTTCAGATTGCTGTTGCTGTCGGTCCACAGTGACAGGTCGGTCTTGTTCCGCATCAGCACGGCCTTGTTGCCAACCTGCAAGATAGTAAGATACGTCCTCCGCTGAGATAGGGATACGGTAGTCCCTGCTTCCCAGCCGTCCGAGTTCGTACCCGGCGCCCCAGACTTCGCCGAAGACGGCGATGCCAGCTGCCAGAGTTCTGACGAACGTGTCGTCATGAACCCAAAGTCGCTCGTTGCGTTGACGATCCATAGTTTCTCCTTGCCGAACTCCTCACCCTCCCATGCAACGAAGTGCACGGAGGAGAGGAACGGCACCTTGAATGCCATGCCCACATGAGGCACGAGTGGAGTGTCACTGAGGGTTGCACCCCACAGGTCGTACACTCCGTCCACCACGATCTTGGCCAGCTCTTCGGCTGTCCGTTCCTCGTTGGCGGGATCCGCCAGGAAGTCAGCAACAGCCTGAATCTGCTTACTTTTGCTCGGTACTGCCATCGCCCACCTTTACTGCCACCTTACCAGCGTTGCGAACCTCGAACACGTCCTGAGCGTCGACCTCGTGAATGTACTGGCCAAAGTCGGCATTGTCGAATGCGTCCTCGTAGGAGAGGTAGCTGCTGGTGATGAAGCCGGTGTTCTTCCAGAGCACCTTCGAGTTGGAAACCAGATAGATCTTCACTTCTCCTCCTATCGTGGACCCACAGGCTCGCACCACGGGGGGAGAGAGGTCACCCGTGATGCCAGCTTGAAGGCCCACGCCCGAAGGCGTGGTGCCTCTTCTACATGTCGTACTCTTCCCAGTCGCTGTCGTACTTGTTCCACGCGAGGCCGAGCTTGGCCATCTCGTGAGCCTGGCCCCAGGTGCGGCCGTTGTCCTGGCTCTGCTGGAGAGCGGACAGGTATTTCCAGATCGCCTGACGTTCGTCGTGGTTGTCCGGCATCTCGATCTCGCTTTCGCGAGCGAGGTGGCCGAGGAAGCCGACGGCGTTCTCTTCGTTGATGCTGCTGTCGCTGAGCTTCAGCATGTCGAGCTTCAGTTCGTCGATGAAGATGTGGCCGACGATGCAACCACGCTCCAGCGTGGTCTCCCGCTCGCTGTAGTCGAAGTCCACGTAGGAGCACGGTCCACCCGCGTTCGGATAGATGTAGTCCGCGCCCTTCTCCTCGATGGCCCGCTCCACCATCTGGTGGACCTTGTCGAGAGTGAGCTTGAGCGTCATGATCTCTCCTCCTTGACGTTCCGTGAACAACACGGACAGGGATGCATAGGTGAATAACGCATCAGCATCGGGCCGTAGATTACCCTTAGAGTCCTGCGGGTGCTGCACACCCTGACTACAGCTGACTGTTCCCTATTTGAGGGAAACCTATGCATCCTTGACCGTGTGCGGCCCGAAGGCCGCCACGGGTACTACTGAGCGCAGGAGTTGTCCTCCACGACGGAGAACCCTTCCTTCTTGCCGCGCTCGAAGATCCTGTACTTGGTATCGATGCACCGACTGGTCGGCTCATCGTAGACGGGATCCGTGTTCACTGCGTAGACCAGAAGACCAGTCACGCAGAGAAACACGACTACGAGGAAGCTGATCGGGAGCCAAATGCTCCGAGCGAACTGCTTCACAGGCCGAGCACCTGCGCGGCGCCTTCGAGGATCTCATCGAAGGAGAGCGGCGGGTACGCGTCGAACTCCTTGACCACGGCGGTCAGGCCGTCGGCGTCCAGGTCCTGACGGACAGTGGTCGTGTCCTGGCTGTTGTACGGCCGGAGACCAGCGAACGTGACCTTCAGCACTCCGACCTCCGCCGTGCCGGTCTCCGGCGTGCCGAAGTACTGGCCGTTGGGGTGCTGACCACGCAGGACGGAGAGAACGAGGCCGTTGTCAAGGTACACGTAGAAGTGATCCGTGCCCTCGATACTGTCGTCCTCGATCAGGTCCTCGTTGATGTCCGCAGCGAGGATGGCGTCCTTGATGTTGAACATTCTACTCTCCCTTGTGTGTTGACTCTAGCGAGTCACAATGTGTGCGTTCGAGACGCACACAAAGCATCGCGCTAGCGACTGTAGAGATAGGTCTTGCCGTTCCACTCGTACTGCTCGAAGTCTGCGATCAGAGCCTCGGCGTACGCATCGTAGTCGAAGTACGACTTGAGATGATCGGGGATGCCGAGGCCCACCTCATCGGTGTACTCCTCGGCCCACGACGCTTCGTCACCGGCATCGAACTCGGTGTGATAGTCGTCCTCGACTTCCGACTTCAGGTCGTCGAAGTTCGTGTACTTCCAGTGATCATTGATCCTGGCGAATACGCGAGCCTCGTCGACCCATTGATCCTTCTCGCCGAGGTACCAGAAGAGCTGGCAAGCCTCGCGAAGGTGCGTGAAGTCGGTCGCACTGTCGTCAGGGACGTCGAGTCCCTCTTCCTCATCTCCGTCGAGCTGAACGACGTAGAAGTCATCCAGCGTCTGGGAGTTGCGGACGACGTACGTGCAGATCCTTGCCAGCACCACGGCGAAGAGCGCGTCAGCGTCTTCGCACGAGTTCATGTAGGCGTCGATGTCCAGCGTCAGCTGGTCGGTCGGGCCGGTGGTGTCAACGATCAGCTTCACTCAGTCACCTCCGGCTCGGTCACGACCTCGGGTCGCGCCAGGACCTTCAGCGCGGTCAGCAGGTCAGCGTTGACCGCCAGGAGGCGGTCCCGCAGGACGGCGGGGGAGTACAGCTTGTAGTAGCCGTCCGAGACCGTCAGGGCAGGCTGCACGCCCTCCAGGGCGCGCTTCACCTTCGCCTGAGAGAGGCCCGTCTTGCGAGCCAGGTCAGCGATCGTGTAAACGTCTTCCATTACTCTCTCCCTTGTGTGTCCCCTAGGTTGGGGAGACGACACAGGGACCCGAAGGGCCCTGCATCATCCTCACGACCTAGAGCTTGCCGTCCCACTCCTGGCCAGTGGACAGGGCGGTGGCGGCCTTCATGTTGAGCAGGTTCTCGTCGCGCTCGGCGAAGAACTCCTTACCGCGACCCTGGCTGACATCGATCAGCCCGTCCTTGAGGGAGGTCACGACCATGTCGTGAGCCTCTTCCAGGTTGTCGAACTCGTTGTGCCGGACCCAGTAGCGGTAGAAGTCGTCGTCCTCCACCAGCTGGTACGACTGCTTGAGGGTCGCGTTCTTGTCGCCGAGGTACACGACCATGGTGATGTACGCGTTCTCGACCTCGCAGTAGCCCAGGCTGTACGCCATGTAGGCGGGCTGCGAGTCGAACTCGGGGCAGCTCGTCGTGACGACAGCGTACTCATCGACGTACGTGACCAGACTGGACGAGTTCTCGTTCAGCGTGTCCGAGTCGATGCGGTTGCAGGAGTAGCACGACGGCAGGTTGCAGGCATCCATCATTGTTCTCTCCCCTTGTGAGGTTCGTGGCTGAGATAGCCAGGCTATGTGGGCCCGTAGGCCCACACACCCCTACTGCATCAGTCACAGTCGATGTCGATCTTCGGCCGTCCCTTGCTGGACTTAGACGGCTTGGGCGGCTTGCTGCCGCCCTTGCCGGACGGCTTAACGGGGTATGAGACGTACGTCACACCGTCGTTGTCACCGACCAGCTTGACAGGCTTGGTAGAGTTACCCATATCAAGCCGGTCATTGTTAGCCAGAGACTGACAGGGACTGCCACCACCCCCTGAAGGGGTGGAGGCGAGCACGATTAGATAAAGGACAGCCGCGATGATCGCGAAGGCCAGTAGGAACCAGGCCAGGCATCCCCAGTCAGACTTCTTCTGGTAAGAAGACATCTTCTCTCCCTCATATCGGCAGTGATGCCGGGAAACTGCACACCTTCGGGTGTGCAGCAACCTTGGTCACTGACGGGTACTACTGGGTGTTGCTGAAGTTCGCGCTCTCACCGGACCAGCCACGCTGGACCGCCTTCAGGGTGCCGTACTCGGCCTCACGGGACTTCAGGTTGGACTGCCACATCTGCTCGCCACCGAGCTTCCAGACCTTCTCCACGCCGTTCACCTTCCGGTAGAGGAAGGTGTGCTTGCCGTCGGCGGTGGTGAGGATGTCGCCATCCTTGAAGCGGTCGTCCTTCTTCCACACCTTGTCGTACGACTCGGTGATGTACTTCTCGGTGAACAGCGTCACCGACTCAGCATCAGTGGAAGGAACGAAGTCGCCGGTACCGGTGCGACCCGGCTGGGCGACCCAGTACATGATGTCCTTGCCAGCGATCGTCACCCAGACGCAGTCCAGGAGCTGGTACGCATAGACCGACCCCTTGTTCGTGATGATCACGTTGTACTTGAGGTCGTCCTTCGTGATGGACATGTTTCTCTCCCTTGTGTGTTGGTCTGAACAGACCAGTGAACCAACCTCCCCGGAGGGAGGAAAGCTCACCTATTCGTTCAGGCCGAGACGAGCGAGAGCTGACGCTCCCACTCCGCCTGGAGTTCATCGAACTCCTCATCGAGATCATCGATGTAGAAGAGGTCCACATCGAAGCCGTACTCGGCGGGGCTCGGTCCGGCATCCTCACAGCAGCCGCACCCTTCGAGTTCGAGGATCTCGCGGCCAGCGTCGTACCCGCTCTGCCAGCTGTCCTCGGGGGTCTTGAAGACCTGACCGAGGACGCAGTTGCGAGTGTTGCGAAGGTTGAGCGTCTCCAGATCGATCTTGTCCCGCCAGTTCGGGACCTTCTCGTCGAGAAGGGCGATACCAGCGGAGACGCGGTCAGCGACGTTGCTCATCGTTCTCTCCCTTGTGTGTCGGTCTAAGCAGACCAGGAAACCCACATCCCGAAGGATGTGGATAACCTTACTTGCTCAGAGTTCCTGCTCGATGATGTCGGCGATTTCCGCGAAGGAGTAGCCGTTGTCGTTCAGGACGTACAGCCGGTCCGTGAAGCGCTCCATGTCGCTCTCGTTACGGTACGGGTGCTTCCCGCTCACCTGACCGTCTTCCGTCAGGTTGGCCCACTGACGGACCTTGTACGGAAGGAACGAGGTCGCACCGTCGTAGACGATCTTGTTGGACACACAACAGCTCTTCGGAGTGCAGTCGTCGCAGCAGTAGCTCTCCGCCACTTCCAGCTGGATCTCGAACTGCTTGACCGCGATGTCACAGAGGACACCGAGGCAGCAGAACTGTTCGCCGCGCTGAAGAGCGTTGGTCCCCTGCTTGTACTCGCCGCTCCGAAGAGCGGCGACCCAGGCGGCCTTGACCTCGGGGGTCATCTTCTCCATTGCTCTCTCCCTTGCTTTAGGCAGTGATGCCTGTAAACCCTTCAGTTCCTCTCGGGGAACTGAAGAGCAAACATGGTCACTGTCAGACCTTGGTGAGCATGCGCTCAATGGCCGCCTTCTGTGAGGTGAAGCCATTGTGAGCCTTGCGATCACCACGAAGGCGGTAGCCGTAGCCCACACCTCTCTGCACGCTCTTGCGAACGGTACCGATGAGGTTGTCTCCGACCTTCAGGCGCACTTCGAAGTTGTCCTTGTCGATGCGCACCACCTTCACCGCAGCACGTGACAGACCCTTGGGGCCTGCCTTGACCGGACGAGTAGACATCGCGGCCCTGCGGTGCACACGGCTTGTGCCAGGAGAAGCCTTCTTCTTCACGCCGGAGCGGTCAGGGGAAGGCGTCTTCCACGACTCGTGCTCGTTCTCTACAGAGAACGCGACCTTGTCGTAGTCCACGTGTGCCATTTTCTCTCCCTTGGTTCGGCGGTGATGCCGCGACTCTGCACCTATCCGATAGACAGATGCAGACTCACTGGTCACCAGCGAAGCTGCTTCTCACGCTCACCAGCCTTCACCTCGTACGGGCTGTGCCACGGGCACAGAGCCGTTCCCATCGGAGCGATGGGCAGTGAGACCTTGAGTACATGGATAGCACTCCCACTGTTACCAGAGCACCTCATACCCTGATTCGTCCATCCGCACGGGAAGCCGGAGGGGGCGAGGGTGTAGTTAGGGTTGCTCATGGTATCTCCCCTGTCTTTAAGGCCCTGAGAGGGTTTCTCAGGCTCCCGGAGAGCCCACCTGACCCCGAAGGACCAGGCAGGCTCTCCGAAGGGCTCACAGACAACCTGACGGCCCTCTGCAAGCCCCTCTACAAGGGGGGAAAGAGTAGCACGTGATAGGCATGTGGGATCGATGTTTCTGACCAGCGTGTATCGTCTGGCCCATAGAGGCTTGTGCGCCTTAGGTAGCACGTCCTCACGATTCGGGTTCCCCACCACGTGTCTAGCCATGACCGGGCGCCTAGAGGCGGCCCCGGAGTGAAGCTAGATGGTCATGTATTGAGTTCTCAAGGAACATTGGCTTCCTTCGCACCCCGTAGGGTTCTCACTTGCGCACTCCCGGGGGAGACTCAGTCTAGCTTGGCTCTGAGTGTGGCTACGCTGCGAGACCTCACCTAGATGCTCACCTTGGAGCTTCCTTGGCTTCGGCTCTGGGCCATGCTCGCCGGTACTGACCCCGGCTGGTCTGGTGTTGCGTTCCGAACCTAGTGGTTCGGGGTCTTGCTGTCAACCCCCGATCTTACTGGGGGAAGCGCACTCCCGGAGGAGTGGGATCGTATGTACCCGACCCGGTCTGAGGCTAGTAGCTCCTCGATACCGCTGTCAAGCTCCGCTCCGAGTGAGTTGCGTAGCCGTGTTTTAGCCCACTAGGGGTGACTGGCCTTGCTGCTCTGTGGTGCGGTGTGAAAAGACTGACGGATCGTGGTGACTCTGTCAAGCCCCTTCGGTGTTGCTGTCTCGCTTCCCGGTGTTGCTGGGTTGCGGTGACAAGGAGAACACTCCTCTTTGCTGGGGGTCGTGTCTACTCGCGCAGGTCAGAGCCGTTATGGTGGACATACTGACCATGGTCATCTTTGCGATCTTTGCGCTGTAATCCTGATCGGGAACGTGATTTGCAGGCGCTTTGCAGCATCTTCCCAGGTCAGGGTAGGTCAGTGTTTGCACCAGCACGGAGAGTGAGCGAAGTGGCTGAGTGTGACTAAACCGAGGATTCGAAGGGATAGAGCTTGGTCTATGTCGATGCTTCCATGATCCAACACTGGAACATCCGTGGATACTCAGGTTGAACCATGATCATCCCTTGGTTTGCAGATGCATCCTGATCCTAAGCGCTTGGTCACACCAACTACGGGCCACGGGGCGAGTGTGTGCATGCACGCGTGTACGCGCGCGTAGGGGTGTGCTCATCTGGACTGTCCCCCGCTCATATGAGCGTACATCCACCCACAATCAGGCCAAATGTCGACATATCTGCCCACAATCTGGACATATGGTACACATCAGGGCGCATCTAGATGTGAACATGTTCAACACCAGGGCAGGCAGATGTGAACACGTTCAGTTGGATCTTGAACACGTTCAGTTCGGCGGGGACACACCAGGTCAAACCGGACATCACCGACATGTGGCACAGAAGGGACCCGGGGGTTGTTAACGGGCGCTGAGGGGAGGGGAGTGAGTCCCCCCAAATATGCGTCATAAATGACTGTGAGCTGCGTCACATAGGACCTGAGAGCCCAGTGTTCCCAAGGGTTCTGACTGTGTGACGCAGATCACACCGTATGAGGCGTCCGAGAAACCCCAGGGGACGGGTATATATAGTATGGGGGGTCCGTTCGACAGAACCGGCTGCAAGCCGGTCGCAATGAGACAACGGTTCACAACACTCCACAGAGACTTGCAACCGCCCCTGAGGGCGGGTTGCAGTCCTAGGTTAAACAATGGACAACATTCTCTAGATCCTCCTGAACACAGGAATCTCTCCCCGATGGAGGGAACCGCCCTCAAGGCGGTGGCCGTGCTTTTAAGCCGCACGGCGTTTGAGTTGCATAGAGGGGTAGCTACCCCACCTAGTTAGGGGTAGACATGGCCAAGCACTACGTGAACGTTGAGACAGGTCACGTCAGCAAGACTAAGCCTGGACGACGAGACATCTCCCAGAAGGACCGCAAGGCCACGGTCATCAAGTACCTCAAGAACGGTAAGTCCATCAAGGAGGCTTGCCTGGACCTCGGCATCACCGAGGCTCAGTACAAGTACATGCGGAAGAGCGACCCCTCGTTCCGTGAGGAGACGGACCGTCTCCGTAGCATCACCATCTCCGACACTCAGTCGGAGGAGAACCGACAGAACATCCTGCCGTTCGAGGAGTGGTGCGAGGAGTACCTCGACACCAAGCTCTTCAGGCACCACATGCAGTGGGTGGACCTGCTAGAAGGCCGTGAGCCTCGCGAGCTTCACCCCAACCAGAACTACATCCCTGGTGAGCCAGAGTTCCTGCTGATCAACACTCCGCCGGAACACGCCAAGTCCACGACGATCACGATGAACTACGTGACGTACCGGATCTGCCAGGACCCGAACATCCGAGTCATCATCGTGTCGCAGACACAGGAGATGGCCAAGCGGTTCCTCCGAGGCATCAAGGACAGGCTCGCATCGGAGAACAGGAACTACCAGAAGCTTCAGGTTGACTTCGCCCCTGAGGGCGGCTTCGACGCAGGAGCGGCGGCTTGGACCGCCGACTCCATCTACATCAGCTCCAGCACGCGTGACTCCGGAGAGAAGGACCCCACGGTCCAGGCTCTCGGTATCGGTGGTCACATCTACGGCTCCCGAGCCGACCTCATCATCCTCGACGACTGTGTGACGGGTAAGAACGCTCATGAGTATGAGAAGCAGATGGACTGGCTACAGAGAGAAGTCTACAACCGCCTGTCTTACCCTGGTGGTCGGATCCTACTCATCGGAACTCGCCTTGCCCCGACTGACCTCTATGGCGAGATCATCAAGGACGACTACTATGGTGAAGAGTCTTCACCTTGGACCTATCTCACTCAGCCTGCGGTTCTCGAATATGCAGACAGCTCTGACGATTGGGTCACGCTCTGGCCAAGGACTAACCGTCCGCCTGTGTCACTTGCGGGTCGACAGCTAGTCGTCCAGGACGAAGACGGACTCTGGCCCATGTGGACAGGCGAGGCGCTCCGAAAGCGCCGCGCTGCGATGAGTCCACGTAACTGGGCTCTCGTCTACATGCAGGAGTCGATGGTCGAGGACGCCATCTTCCCGATGGCGGCAGTCGCTGGATCCACAGACAAGATGCGGGCAGCGGGCCCCATGACGCGAGGAGCGCCGGGACATCGAGCCAATGGAATGGACGGACTGTATATCGTTGGTGGCTTCGACCCCGCCATCACAGGAAACAGTGCAGCTGTGGTCATGGGCGTCGATCGCTTCACCGGCGACCGATGGGTGCTCGACGTGTGGACTAAGGGAAACCTTCGACCCGAAGAGATCTTCGACAAGATCAAAGAGCTGACCCTCAAGTACAACATGAACGAGTGGCGCATCGAGAAGAACGCCATGAACATGATGGTCACGCAGAACCGGGAGCTGCGAAGCTTCCTGGCTTCGCGAGGCTGCCTACTCCGTGAGCACTTCACCGGCAACAACAAGTGGGATGCAGACTTCGGTGTCGCTTCCATGTCCAGCCTCTTCGATGGCTGGGAGTCGGGGAAGCAGCTAATTCACCTGCCCAACAGGGCGGCTGGCGAAGCAACCAAGATGATGGTCGAACAGCTCACCACCTGGGAGCCGACGCCACCGGGCGTCAAGACCAAGAAGAAGACTGACATCGTGATGGCTCTCTGGTTCGCAGAGATCCGAGCACGAGAAGTTGTGGGCGAGGGCGGAACCCTCTTCCACCAACCAAACCCTTACCAGTCGGCAAGGGACAAAAACAAGAGCGTGACGATCGACCTTGACTACATGGGCCAGGCGGCCCTGAACTCTGGGGCGGGAACGTTCATTGGATTCTGAGGAGTACACATGGTAACGTTCGTCCCCCGTTCCGAACTCGGGTGGCCCGCCTCGGCGGCCCCCGATCAGTACAGCACTAACGGAGTCAAGGTCCACTATGAAGGTACGCATGTCTCCAACGGCACGCACGGTGAGTGCGTGGCAGAAGTCAAGGCGATCCGTGAGAGCCATCTCGCGAACACTGCCGAGAACTACAGCGACATCGCATACAACCTTCTGGTCTGCCAGCACGGCTATGTGTTCGAGGGTCGAGGCAAGCGTAAGCGGACTGGAGCCAACGGCAACCAGGATCTCAACCGGGCCCACTACGCAGTATGTGCGCTTCTTGGGAACTCCGGCGACACGCACCCGACTGCTGAGATGGTCGATGGCATTCGATGGGCCATCGCGTATCTTCGAGGCTATGGCGCAGGACGAGACATCAAGGGCCATCGCGATGGGTACGCAACGGCTTGCCCGGGTGATCCGCTATATGCCCTCGTCCAGAACGGCTCCCTCGAACCAGACGGCTCTCCGGAGCCGCCTAAGCCAAGTCCAATCTACGCGCCGTTCCCTGGCGCAGGCTTCTTCCGTCTGGGTAAGGAGCACCCGCTGATCCTGGCCATGGGCAAGGCTCTCGTTCGCGAGGGCTACCGAGGCTACCAGGTCGGCCCGTCCACCAAGTTTGAACGCGGTGACATCAAGGCTTATGCCTGGTGGCAGCGCAAGCTCGGCTACAGCGGCTCAGACGCTGACGGCTACCCCGGCAAGACGTCGTGGGATAAGCTGAAGGTTCCACAGGTTTAGGAGGAGGTGACGCATGGCGCTCTCAATCGAAGACATCGCTCGTAAGGTCGAAGCACTGCGCCGCGCGGATCAAGACCGGGACCAGCGTCAGAGAGACGTACACGATGTCCGTTCCGGCGACATCGACACAGTGATGCCGGGGTCCATGCCTGACGCATGGCCCCGTCCCATTGTGGCCAACATGATCGACATTGCAGCCCGAGACATGGCCGAGGTCATGGGGCAGATGCCTAGCATCAACTGTGCTAGCGGTGTGATGACTACCGACAAGTCGAAGAAGTTCGCCTCCAAGCGAACGAAGATCGCCAACTGGTACGTCCAGAATTCCGGCCTACAGGCCGGTAAGCAGATCACGTTCTTCGACTACTACAACTCGTACGGCATGGCCGTCTACGTAGTGGAGCCAGACTTTGAGGACAAGGTCCCGCGCATCAGGGTTGAGAATCCTATGGGCGCGTATCCGGAGTTCGACCTATGGGGTCGTGTTCGCTCCTACACTCGGGTCTGGCGAGAAGAGGCGATTAGCCTCGTTGCCAAGTATCCATCTCTGCTTCGCATCCTCCAGTCCAATGAGACTGGTGGAGCTGACGCGAGCTGGGCGCAGCGAGAGGTCGAGATCGCTAAGTACTGCGATGCAGACCAGCTGATCATCTATCTGCCCAATCACAGCGACACCGTCGTTGAGCACATGGAGAATCCACTTGGCAAGGTCTACGTCGCCATCGCCAAGCGACCTGGCTTCGACTCACAGATTCGTGGAGCTTTCGACGATGCGGTATGGGTCCAGCTGGCCAAGGCGCGCATGGCTCTACTTGGCCTTGAGGCTACGGAAAAGGCCGTACGAGCACCTCTAGTCGTGGACCGCACTACGACCAACATGACGTTCGGTGATGACGCGATCATCCGATCCGACAACCCGGACAAGCTCAAGTACCTAGTACGTGATGTGCCGCAGTTCGCCACCCAGGAGGGTGGCCTTCTGGATATGGAAGCTCGACAGGCCATGCGTTCCCCCGAGGTTCGCTCTGGTAACGTCGATGCATCCATCATCACCGGCAAGGGTGTCGAAGCGCTCATGGGCGGCTTCGATACTGTCATCTCTACTGGCCAGGCTGTCGGTCGCGAAGCGCTACAGCGAGCTATCGCTCTCTGCTTCGAGATGGACGAGAAGCTCTGGCCCAACGTTGTCCGCACCGTAACTGGTGTGGTTCAGGGAACTCCCTTCGAGGAGACCTACGTACCATCCGTTGACATCAAGGGCTCCTACAGCTGCGATGTCTCTTATGGTTTCGCTGCCGGAACTGATCCGGCGCGAGCCATCGTTGCGATGCTCCAGCTTCGCGGTGACCAGCTGCTGTCTAGGGACTTTGTGCAGCGTCAGCTACCGATGGAACTAGATGTGGCCGAACTCCAGGTCCAGATCGATACAGAGCAATTCAACGATGCACTCAAGCAGGGTGTGATGGCCTACATGCAGGCGATCCTCCCGATGGCACAGCAAGGTGCCGGTGATCCAGTGGACGCTCTCACAAAGATCAGCAAACTGATGAAAGAACGTGAGAAGGGCACTCCGATTGCCGATGCTGTGCTAAAGGTGTTCAAGCCAAAGGAGCAGCCCGCAGGGGCTGCACAGGACCCGCTGGCCGCCCTTATGGGTGGTGGAGGACAGCAGGGAGGACCTGGTGGCGCACCGCCTGGCGCAAGCCAGCAGCCCCAGGGTATGGACATCATGAGCCTTCTCGCCGGACTGTCCGGCGGGGGCGAAGCCACAATGTCCGCTAGGACGCAACGTCAGAGCGGTATTTAAGGAGAAGGTATGAGTGGTCTGAATTTCCCGAACCACCCTCGTTCCGGTCCGTGGGAGACGCTTAAGGGCGGCACTCTAGGTGTCTACCTCCAGCAGCCTATGGAGTCCGGCAATGTCGGTGAGCCACGCTTCAACGGCGAGGTTGCCGGTGGTGCCGGTTGGGAATCCAAGCTACTGCCGAACGTCCCGATGACTCGGGGCGGCGGCACGATGGCCAAGTAACAAGGAGTAAACATGGGAACGCCAGTCTCTGGACCAGGTAAGTTCAGTGAGCGAACTGACAAGGCTGTGGAGAATGCCAATCAGGCTCTCCCCAACGCTGGCTACGGTGAGCAGAAGGCTTACCAGGAGCAGCAGGCTGGCGCCTCCATGGCGCAGTCTGCGCCAGACTTCGCATCCATGTTCGGCAACCCTGCCGAACGAGTAGTACCCCTCACAGAGGGAAGCGCAGAGCCGGGTGTACCGGTTACGGCAGGCGCCGCCGCAGGCGCCGGTCCGGGCATGGAGGCCCTCGGTCTGCCTGATCAGCAGAAGGTTGACCTTGAGAGCCTGGTCCCCTATCTGCCCGTCATGGAGTTCATGGCGAACCAGCCTGGCGCAAGCTGGGCGATGCGCAACCGTGTCCGAGAGATCAAGGCGATCATGTAATGGCCGAACTTGAGTATCAGTACGGTGGGCAGTGGTTCAATGACATGGGCTCACTCGTCTTTTCGTTCAAGGATGATCCCGCAATCGGCGTGGACATCGCGCGTGCAGGACTCTCCCGGGCGCAGGCCAATGACATGGCTGCCGCCCTTCTCAAGAGTGGCCTATCTCCAGTCACCGGAGAGGCTGAAATCCTAGGAGCTTAAGTGCCAGTAAACAACAACGACCTAAAGAACATCTCCGAGGGTGTTCTCGATGGCAACGCTCAGTTCGATGAGCTGCCGGAGATCGTTCAGCAGCGTCTGAGTGAGTACTGGCAGAGCACTGCCCCGGCTGACGCCACTGGTCAGCCTGACGTGAATGCGCTGGCGCAGCAGCGAGCTGCGCAGCGCGAGAAGGTTGGCGGTACGCCATTCATCCTCAAGCCCATCGAGGCTCTTGGATCCGGCCTGTACTGGCTATACTCTCAGACCATCTCCCCGATGGTCAGCACCGTGGCGCTCGGTATCCACCGTGGCGTCTACGGCAAGGAGGCAGAGGACCAGCTCTCGACGAGCTACTGGGATCCTGCTGACGCGTTCGATCTATGGAGCGACGCTCACGAGGTCTCGCCCGCTCAGGCGATCTGGATGCTCGGCTTCAACAATGACGAGCTTGTCAAGCGGGGCATCAGCCCAAACCAGATGGCGGAGGACAAGCGTCGCATCCGCAATGGAGAGATGGAGCCTGGCGAGCGCGCCGAGTTCCAGAAGTACTTCCAGGGTGGCGGCGTCGCCCAGTTCGTTACTGGTACTGGTGACTTCGCTCTATCCTGGTACGCCGACCCGCTCGTGCTTGGCCTGAAGACGGGTGGCCAGGCAGCCAAGGGCCTGAAGACTCGCCCCATCACGGAGCAGGTCGAGGCCGCAGCCAAGGCATCTAAGCCTGAGGAAGCATTCCTCAAGATGTCTGAGACTCCGACCTACCAGAAGATGGTAGACACGGTCATGGACATCAAGCGGAACAACCCCGAGACTGCCGCACTGATCCTTGCCCGAGACTTCGACACCTTTAAGCGATCCGCCAATGGTGAAGTCGCTGCTCGCCTGCTTGACCAGGCCAAGGACGCTGACGAGGTCAGCGACCTGCTTCGCGTCATGATGGGTGACAATGGTGGGTTCGTCGCACTTCAGACCAAGAACGTTGTCCTGAAGGCCGAAGTCGAATCTCTGATGGCGAGGAACACTCAGCACGGTGTCTACTATGCTGGCCTCTCTCCGGCCAAGCAGGCTGGCCCTTACGGCCAGCGAGTGAAGGCTGCGATCACGCAGCAGGAGAAGGCCATCGCTGCGATGGAGAACGAACGCGGCATCATCTCTGATAAGCTGAGCGCGTTCAAGTCCCTCGACAACATGAACTTCAATGACATCACCACTCCGGCGGCCATCAAGGCCCGCCAGGCTGATGTTGTCACCGGTCAGGTCAGCTTCCGCCCAGGAGTCAAGGAAGCCGGTCTGGTCAAGGGAACGGTGAACACCGTCGCGAACGTCGGTGGGATCCTGCCCATCAAGCTCGTGCGCAGCTACAACGATATCAAGCCCAGCTACTTCATCGACATCCACGCGGAGAACTCCTACAAGGAGCTGAACGCAGCTCTTGCCGAGCACAAGGGAATGCCTCGCGAGATCCGTGACCGCATGGTCGCAGACTACGTCAAGGCCACTCCCGCAGAGCGCGCTCGGGTTCTTGAGAAGATCGAGAACGAGACTGTCCGCAAGATGGTCGACGACTACAACGCGAAGAACCCGACCAAGCAGATCGATCGAGACATCGCCGATCACCTCTACGCCGACTTCCTTGAGCGTAGGCGTGGAACTCAGGCAGCTGCTGCTGGCAGCCGCACTGAGACCTATGGCGCTGGACGAATGGAGGATCCGAACAACCCCGGCCTAAGCGTCCGCATTGCGGAGGTTGACGCTGGTGGTGGACGCATCGTTCCTACTCCGATGTTCGACACTCAGCTCGCGAACAACCACATCCTCATGGACTTCAAGACCATGGAGCGTGCGATCAACACGCAGGGTGAGCGGTTCCAGAAGCTAAAGGATCTGAACGGCAAGTTCTGGTACAAGACTGACGAGACCGCCGACTACCTCGGTACGGTGTGGAAGTTCGCTCAGCTTGCTCGCCTCGGCTACGGGCCTCGCGCCCTTGCCGACGACTTCCTTGGTCAGCTTGCCCGCTTCGGCGGGATGGCGATGACCAGCCGAGTCGCAACGGGTGGCAAGGTGTTTGTCCAGGACCTCGTTCGTGGAAAGTTCAACAAGCCTGGCGTTGCCCAGGCCCGTGCGAACATGGCCATGCTCGACACTCAGCTCGGGGATATGGCTCGCCTACAGGCGAGCGTCAAGAACGAGCTGCTCCGCGTTCAGGCAGGCAAGGCTCAGGGTGACATCAAGGCGCTGACGGATGATCTCAACGACATCACCGATGACATCACGGCTCTGAAGATCAGGCGTGCAGACGCTAGCGACAAGGCCGCCCTCGGCTCGCAGATGCGAGACGTGAAGATCGGGCGTCAGGTGTTCGAGGGTCCACTCGCTGGCAAGCAGGGCGAGATGTTCCGAGACTTCGCTGCCGGTCAGCGTAACTTCGTCAACATGATGGGATCCAGCTCTGACTGGTACCTGAAGCGCATGCGTCGTCAGAACTGGAACAACGTCAGCGTCGGCACCGTCGGTGCTGAGAAGCACCTCGATGCCTGGTACCGCGTGGTCAATGACCAGATCGGTCAGTCCGAGCTTGGTCGCCTTGTCCTCATGGGTGCCAACGAGGCTGACGTGGTCAAGTGGCTGCGCAGTCCTGCTGGACGGAAGTTCAAGGACGAGATGCCGATGAAGCATCTCACCGACCAGGAGCGGGCACAGAACGTCATCAAGTATGTGGATGACATTCTCCCTCTCGCTGGTGCAGGCATGGATGCCGCCCGAGTGGCGGCGGCCGAGGGTCGCCTGACGAAGGAGATGCTTGAGACTCTTCCGACTCGCAACCGACCTGATGTTCAGATGGAGATGTACTCGTACGCTGAAGGTCGCAACCCGATCACTCAGCTGCTCGACCAGAGCATCGAGGGTTGGTACCGGTTCTCGAACCAGCTGCCAGCTACCCACCTCCTCCGTCACCCACTCTTCGGACAGCAGTACAAGGCGAACCTCGCAGACGCCGTCAAGCGTCTGGAGGCTCAGGGCGTCACCCGTATCGATGAGTCGATGCGCAAGATCCTTGAGAGCAATGCCCGTCAGGCTGCGCTGAAGGACGTGAAGGCTTATACCTTCACCATGGATCACGAGACCAAGATGGCCTACGGGATGAAGCACTTCGGTGCATTCTTCGGAGCCCAGCAGGAATCGTGGAACCGGTGGGCTCGCATCATCTCGGACAAGCCTGAGATCCTTGGGCGTGTCGGTCAGTTCTACCAGGCTCCGTCTCGTGCAGGTCTGGTGGTTGATATCGAAGGCAACCCTGTTGACGCGTCCGGTTATATCACGGATCCCGCAACTGGCGAGCGTCGACTGACCAAGTTCGGTGAGCGTAAGATCCTTATCCAGGTTCCGGAGTATCTTGGTGGCAAGGCATTCAACAGGGCTCTCGGCCTTGACGAAGACGCCTCGTTCACCATCCCAATGTCCAGCCTGAACATCGTGCTCAACCACGGTGACGGCTACCTGCCCGTCGGGGCAGGGCCGTACGTCCAGCTCGCAACGAACCACTTCGCTCAGGACAATCCGAACCTGGCCGACGTGGCCAAGAAGTTCGGCGTGCTGCCGTTCGGTCCGCAGGACAGTGTGTGGGACTTCATTAACCCGAACACTGGCAAGCGACTGGGCGACTCGATGGACGACCGCTCGGAGACGAAGCAGCGGATGCTGTTCTACTCCATGCAGGTTGAACACTACAAGTATGAGACCGGCCTTCGGGACACCGAGCCAACCTGGGATGAGCTGCTTGACAGGGCTGATCGCTGGTCCTGGTTCAGGACCGCGATGGCGTTCTCTCTGCCATTCAGCGTTAACCAGCAGGACCCGTACCAGTACTTCCGTGATGAGTTCGACCGCATGCAGAAGCTTGACCCTGACAGTGCGGACGAGAAGTTCTACGAGAAGTATGGAGACTCGTTCTTCATGTTCTCTCGCTCCATGTCTCAGAACAACACTGGCATCAAGCCTACTGTTGAGGGCGTGCAGATGAGCGCCTACTACCAGGATCTGATCAACAAGGTCGGACCCGAGTATGCAAGCCTCATCGTCGGCGACGAGGGGGATGGCGAGTTCTCGCAGGGTGCGTACTTCTACCAGAAGACGCACGGTGCAGGTGCAGGTTCCGGCAAAATGCAGCGAGAGCAGCTGGATCCACGTGAAGCATGGAAGAAGGGTCAGCGCGCAAAGGGCTGGCAGCAGTACAACTCCATGATGCACGACCTGGACTCCCAGCTCTTCAGTGCTGGCCTACAGTCGTACGACGACCCGGGCGCAGAGAACCTGAAGAAGGGCAAGCAGGCTCTGATCTATCTGCTCACGAACAAGACCCTGCCTGATGGCAGGGAGAACTCCTTCTACAACGAATCGTGGGAGGAGGAATGGAACTCGTTCGACAAGGGCAAGTACGACCGCAACGCAGCCAAGCTTCAGGACATTGTCGAGGACCCGGAACTGTGGGCCAAGGCGGTCAACCCTGACGGCACGGTCGGTATTCGCTCTGACATCTACACTCTTCGCACGTACCTGGAAGAGCGTCGCAACATGCAGAAGGCCCTGCTCATCCGCAAGAAGGCGGGTGGGTCTGACGACATCACCACCCAGACGAACGCCGACCTGAAGGACTCTTGGGATCGATTCGTTCTCAAGCTCCTTGAGGCTGACACCAAGTTCGGCTGGGTCCAGCGTCGCTACTTCGGTAGCGACATGGGCTTCAACAAGGAAGCGGCCCTAGCAACTACACCGATGGAGGCGCAGAATGCCACAGCCACAGCCCAGCCCTTCGCCGGGTAAGGACCCCGAGAACCTCAAGAAGTCCATCCAGTCAGTCGTCGAGAGCGGAGCGGTGGGGGCGCCTACGGGCGCCTCGCCCAAGGATCCTCCCGTCTTCATGGGCTGGGTTGCCAATCCCGTCAAGAGCGCCGGATCCATGTTCCTCAAGCCTCAGGGACCCTACGCTCCTGGGTACACGCCTGGTGGGCTCGGCTCGTTCGCGACTAGCGGTGGCGGCTCGCGGCCGGACACTCAGTCCGTCTCGCAGGTCACCGGCCAGTTCTACAGCTGGGATCAGAAGACAAGGGACAAGTTCCTCAGCCAGGTCGCACTGGCTGGCTACGACACGAACAACATGAAGGATGCTCAGCTAGCTGCGCTCTGGGGTAACTACGTTGCTCAGGCTGCGAACTACTACGCACAGGGTGTAACCGTCACTCCTTGGGATATCATCGCCAAGGACCGCGATCAGCGTGAAGCATACATGAACACGCCTCGCACGGTGAAGCAGACATCTAAGAGCTTCGACATGTCGACGGAGGGTGACGCTCGCGCCATCTTCTACACAGCAGCTCAGCAGCTGCTGGGTCGAGACCCGACGAAGGCTGAAGTAACCAGCTTCCAGAAGGCCCTCAATGACATGGAGCGAGCCAACCCGACAGTCACCACCACGACCGCCAACTACCTTGGCGATACTCTCCAGTCGCAGGAGAGTGAGACCACTGGTGGCGTAAAGGAGGGTGCTCGTCAGATGATGAGCATGGACAAGGCTAAGTCGAGTGAGGAGTACGGCGCCTATCAGGCGGCGACGACCTACTTCGACGCAATGATGCAGATGCTAGGTGGGATGGAATAATGGCAGTGTCCGGAGTAGACATCATCAACTTCGCCAAGAAGTTCCTTGGCACTCCGTATGTGTGGGGAGGCAACTCCCTGAGTGGTGGCGTTGACTGCTCCGGACTTGTCCAGCAGGTCTATAAGAACTTCGGCATCAACGTCAGTCGCACTACCTTCACCCAGATCGGTGAGGGTAAGGCTGTCGGCATGAACGAGCTTCAGGCTGGCGACATGATCTTCTTCGACACTGACAAGGGTGTCAAGGGTCCTGACCATGTCGGCCTCTATATCGGCAACGGTAAGTTCATCCACGCTCCTCGCCCCGGCAAGAGTGTAGAGATCGCTGACATGAGTTCCGGCTACTACCAGCGACTGTTCATGGGTGGACGTCGAGTGTCCGGCATTCAGGGTGGTTGCTTCGCCACTCCCGGTGACAGTGACGCCTCAAGCGTCACGCCCCGCCTGTCTCCT